CGAAAGGCTCAAATTTAATCTGCTGTGATCCGTCTTTATATTCTTCGACCATTGTCTGAGCTATATATTCTGCAACTGCTTGATCTTGAATATAGTCGTTGTCTATCGAAAGTATCTCACCTGAAATAGAGGGGTTTCTACCATTATCATCAATGCTAGTCTGATCTTTATATTCATAATCGATGACTTGTCGAATCTTAGCAGGAACACCCCAAATAGACAGTTTTGTGATATATACCACATTAGATGTTGATGAATTTGTGAACTCAACAAAAGCAGTTTCACCGAGCAGATCAAAATCTGACATAGTGATGTTAGAATTTCCTGCTTCACCTGTACCGTCTTCAGATAAATTAGTCTGATAATAACTATCTAGAGTTGCGTCATTGGCGTTGTAGCTAGGAGTTTCGGCCGAGACAATAGGAAGCAGACCATTCTCATCAAAGAACTCTATAGCGTATCTTCTGACTTCACCCGGTGCGACTGCGATCGGTATTGCTGATTGCCAAACAACTTGTGCAGTTGCTTCAGCTCTAGGTTTAGCCAATACACGAACATGATTGATTATCGGTGTATCTATATAGCTGATCTCTTTGACATTGCTATAGTCGAATGACCACTGAGAATCACTGTTGACGTGTATGTGACCACGATTCCAACCTTGAATAATTCCATATTCATCAACAAAAATTATGTATTGTTCGGCTTCACAACCTTGACGAAATATAGATCCAACCTTTTTCCCTGTAGTTGATAAAAACTGAATGTTCGGTTGAAGTGAAGGTTCGATATTGTATTGACTGCTTGAGAAGCCCTGTTCATCTAATAACGATTCAATGATCTCGTTCCATGGTGTATCAGTTATAATTCCGAGTTCACTTTCAACATTGTTTAGATATTCCATAGCGTCATAAGCATGAATCGAGGTCTCTCGATTGACTAGCGTGTTTATTGGACGATCAGAAAAACCGATGAATTGTTCTATCGATTCGCTACTGAAGCCAATGTTTAATGCGATAGGGCGTCCTGCTTTTATGCTATCTCCAATATCAGGATCGAATTCAGGTAGATAACGTTTAGAAACGTTGCTTAGTATCAGATCAGCTTGTGCAGTCATAACTCCATAAGGAAATTGACCGATCATTTTACTGATCGACATAGCTATCAGGTTGTCAGTTTCTAACTCATAGTCATAAAGCTGAAAGAATGTAACGTCATCACCTGCACCTTTGATGAAATCACCGTCACCAATACCACTCTGACCGATAGTAAAGAAGTCAGCTGAAGCGTTATAGTTCTTCAACCAAGAAACTAAAACATCTGAAGTTAGATTTCTTTTTGGTGCAGTTGTTTCAGTTATGAAATCAGCTGATACAGTCTGCATGTTATACCTCTCTAAATTCTACTTCTAGATCTCTGAGAAAAGTTCCACCACGAATATAATCACCTTCACGAGTGATGATCGGTAGACCTGTGAACACAAAAGTACCTCTGTTGCTGTTAGGGTTGTTGTAGTCAACAGCAGATCCGTCTTCTAGAATTGCAAGCAATGCTTGATATTCAGAAGGGTTGAGTGCAGTCCAAGCAACCAACGCATATTTCTTCGTACCGATTCGATCACGCTGAACGCTACCATTCAAAGAAGTCTGAATAGTCTCGATTGGAATTAGTTTTTCGTTTAGATCAGTTGGATCTTTTACAGTCGTTGCGTCTAAAGTCATTATGCCCTCAACATTTCTACAGTGTTTACGTTTTGTGCTTTCATTTCCTGTTGCAGAACTTTAGCAAGTTGTACAGATAATGCTCTTAATTCTTGTTTCGTTCCTGCAAATACACCGACATGAACGTGTGCATGAACTTCTGATTTAGAAGACTTGTCAGCAGGTGCAGAATCAATTCGACCGGAAGTTCTAGGAACAAAACGTTCTTCACGTCTTTCACCAACAATAACGTCATCACCACGAGATACTGGACCACCTAACGCACGTTGCTTAGAAGGTGCACCACCAGATAGATTAAGTCCTGAACCACCTGTTTGAAAGATGTTACCTGAGTTGAAGTCAAGATCTCTAGCTTTCTTAGTTGCACCATTAAGAAGATCATTTGTTCTGATCGCTTGTTGTTCGATCTGACCGAGATCACCAGATAAATCAGCAACTTTCTGAAGATTGACCTGAAGATTTGCGATCGATCTAATTTGTGCGTCTGCTGTTGGTCCGAAATTAGCGATTGAATGAACACCTGAATCAAGTCCACCGTTCAATATACGTTGCCAGTTATCAAGATTCTTCGTTGCTTCAGTTACTCGTTCTGTTGCACCCTGAAGCGATCCTCTAGCACCTGTAACGTTCAAAGTCCAACCAAGCGATTCTTGATACGAGTTAATCAATTCAAGTTCAGCGTTCGTTAGATTCTGAGTAGCTAATCGATATTGTGGTGAGTTTGTTCCGTATTCAGATAGAACACGATTCTTTTCTTTTTGAAGATCGACAACACGTTGATTAGCTTCGTTGTTTCTAGCCATGATTGCAGGTTGTTGTTCGTCTAGAGTTTTGTTCTTCTCTTTAGCAAGTGCGAGATCTTTTTCAGCGTTCGTCTGAGCGTCAGTAAATATCTTAGAAAAGCTGATAGCTTCGTTTAATTTCTCTGTTGAAAGTGCCGCTGTTTGTGTATTTACAGATACAGTGTTGATTGCGTCTGAATAGGGCGTCAATGTGAACGGTGCTTTCTGAACAGTGTCGTTCATCGACTTCGTTTCTCTAGTAGCGTCATAGATCTTTTTACCGAGAAAGCCTAAAGCTAAAGCACCTGCACCGATTCCAAGCACCCAAGGGTTCATCAATAAGGGTGCGAGTCTCATTGCTCCACCGAATTTAGCAACTCCTGCTGTAGCACCTGAGACTGCACCACCTGCACCACCGAGAAGCGACATGACTTTAACAACTGCACCAACAGCTGTGACCATTTTACCTACGACTAATAATGTTGGTCCCGCAACTGCTACGAATGTTGCAAGTTGCACAACAAGCTTCTTCGTTCCGTCACTCTGACGTTCCCACCAATTAGATAGAGATTCGAGCTTCTGACTTAGACCTTCAACTATCTTAATGACCATTGGAAGTATCGTTCGGCCGAGCTTGATCAATTCAACATTCATCTTGTTCTTCAATAACTGAAATTGTGCCGCTGTAGTCTTGCTTTGTTTGTTAAAAGCTTCAGTCATTGCGTTTGCTGGATCTTCCATTGAAGCCATTGTTGACCTGAAAGACTCACCAACAGGACCAGTCAACGCCATTACAGCGTTCAACGCTTCAACGGATCCAAAAGCTTTAGCCATTTGTTCAGTGTTTCCTTGAGCCGCACCTTTTAGCTTGTTCATCGTTCCAACTAAACCGTCTTGTTTGATTGACGCTTCACCGGACTTGATTCCAAGCTTATCGAATAGAACTTGCATTTCAGCAGTCGGTTTGATCAACGCAACCATTGATTGACGCAACTGAGCTTGTGCAACTGAAGCAGGTAGACCTGTAGTTGTTAAAGCCGCTGTTGAGGCTTGCAGTTCACGAAGTGAGACACCAACAGCACTTGCAGTCGGTGCAACTGCACCAAACGATCGTGCGAGCTGTGCAACGGTTGTTTTACCTGCTTTTACTGTCTTGAATAATATGTCAGCTGTTTCGTCAGCAGAAAGACCTTCTTGTTTGAAAGCGTTCAATGCAGAAGTCATCAAGTTTGTTGCTTCTTCTGTAGTACCGAGACCTGCAACAGCTAATTTTGCAGAAGCACCAAGAACTTTTAGAACTTCAGCTGTATCGCTTATACCTGCAGAAACAATGTCGTATGCAGAAGCACCGAGTTCATCAGCTGATTTCGGTATAACTTTAACCATGTTTAGAATTCCAGTTTCTAAACCTTTGATAGCTTGAGTGCTATCACCTGATATCAATGTAGAAATATTCGCTAGACGTGTTTCGAAGTCTGAGAATGATTTAACGGCCGCAATTCCAACACCAACAATCGGCAAAGTCAGGTTTCTAGTCATAGACTCACCGACAGTTTGCATTTTCTTACCGACTTTTTCGAAGTCTGCACCTGCAGATTTGATCTGTTTTTGAACAGCTTTTATCTTAGCTGAAGCTTCGTCTTTAGCCTGTACGACTACTGTTAGTTCTTCTTGTGCTGGACCCACTGGTTGCGTTTCTCCTGTTAGATATATCTGTACTAATTATAACAAACAACAGAGATTTTAACCATTCAGGTTGTAGATCGAACTCTTGATAAGTCCAACCTGTACGTTCGATTATTAACGTGACGAAAAGTTCATTCGGGATCGTATGCAGTTGACCCTTTAGGAGTCTATGATATTTCTCCCTTAGTCTTTTTTTTCTGCTTCGTCCGAGTCTGAATCAGCTGTTGCTTCGTTGATCATCTTCTTAATGAAATTGAAGTCTTTTTTTGGTAGATCTAGTACACGATCAAGTATCTTTTTATCATCATCAGCTAGTTTCACAACCATTATTTCAATAGTTTTGTCCTGTTGTGCGTCTGCTTTTGAATATGGAACAGAGTCAGATTTAACTTTTGTTCCTTCATAGTGATAGTTTACTCCGTCTAACATAGCGTTAGAAATTTCACGAAGTTCACGCCCTGTTGCGTACTCTTTGACTTCTACTTTTTGCTTCGTCTGAGGAAGCGTTGCAGTTTTAGTTGGTCGATCTGACATTATGTTGGTCTCCTATTAGCTTTGTAAGCTTAGTATACCAGATTATGAAGGCTGAACGTATGTTGCAGTTTCGTTTGTCAAATTAGGTGTGATGAACGTTGCGTCAGCAAGATCAAGCAATACTTCCATTTCGATAGTCTGCATGATCAACTCATCGTTAGAATAGTCAGGTTCCCAGTTAGTGACCTTAGCAAGTGGAATATCGAACCAAATTCGAGGCTGTACACCTGATGAAATTTCAGCAACGTCAGTGTTTTCAACTTCGATACGAACAGCAAGACCAGTTTTATTTCGCTTGTAGTCTCTGAATGTAGTTGCGTTGTAGTACATTTCGATTGAAAGATTTCCTTCAAGAACACCGTTCTTCAGAATGATCGTGTTCGATCCAACAGTTTCTTTTCGAATAAGGTTCTTGTTTACTTCAAGAGTAACCGATCGAACATCACCAAGTGCAGTTGCACCGTCTAGATCACCACCTGTAGCGATAACGTAGAGATTAGCGTGTTTAGGAACAAACTCGACTTCTTCAGTGAATGAAGGTGTGTTTGAAGCTGTAGCAGGTGCTTGAGAAACGAAACCAGTTTCAACTTTGAAATAGTCATCAGATACGATCTGAAATGAGAATGATGTCGGCATTGCACCCGGAAAGCGTTGATCAGCAGTTGCACCTTCGTCAATAGCTAGAGTCGCTGAAGCGTGTTCATTGCTGTTAAGCATAACGAACTCGTGATCATAAGCGTCACCGTTAGCTGTAGTTGTAGCGTCTTGACCACAAAATAGAAGCAAAAGATTTCCGATAGAGTCATCAAATACTTTAGTTGTTAGTGATCCCTCACCAAATACACGAAGAATATCAACACCTGAGTTCTTCGCAATATGATTAAAACCTGATTCATTGATAATGTTTTCTTCACGTTCGAAGAATGAAAGTTCAAGTTTTCCAAGCCAGTTAGTCGGTGCTACTGCTGTTCCGTAAGTTTGTTCAATTCCCATTCCTACAGATACTAATCGTCCAATAATATCAGCCATTATTTATTCTCCTTCGCTAGTTTAGTCGCTATTTTTCCTGCTTCAACAGCATTTTCAGCTTCAGTAACATAAACTTTGCCGTTAATTGAAGTTGTAAATTTGCGTAGTTTAGTAGTCTTTGTCTTTTTGACTTCTTTGGATTGTGATTGGTTATCTGACATTGTGTTCTCCATTGGTTTCATTATACCTATTTATTTAACTTTATTGCAATTTTTATCAAGCACTAGCACGAATTTGCTCTTTCACAACATTAAACGTGACCGTTGCTTCGTATGTAAATATTCCCGGTCCTCTAGCTTCAATACCCGGAAAGACACGAACTTGTGTAGCAGTATTAAGATCGATGTACAATTTATTGTCACCGTCAAGAACTTCAAACTTTCTAAGCACGTTCAAAATACAATCATCTTTAAGATTCATGTCTGCACCTCTACCTTGTATCCAGTCTAGAAGCGTCATGTGAGATTGTACGACACGGCCAGTATTCAACCAGTCCTTCTTCATGAGCGTTGCAACGTTGATTTCGTACTGATTAACAGTTCGATCTCGATGAGTTGACGCTTTGACAGTGTTCGAACTCATAAAAGAAATGAAACCTGCAGGCAACATCTTCTCATTCTGACCGATTATGATCGGATTTCCGTAGTAATATTTCTTAACTAATTCTTTAGGACCGAATTCTTCTAGTTTTTCAATCAAAAGTGCAATGATTGGATCTCTATAGCGTGTACCTATCATCGTAAACCTCTGATTCTTAGTATCTTAATTAAGTATTCCTGATGATATTTTAGTATATCGTTGCGTCTTATACCATCGATCTTCATCATGACACGTCTAGGAAGCTTAGTTTTACGAGCTTTGTTCGACTGATGATACTTGAAGTGCTTTTCTACGTTAGAAAGCGTTAGAGTAGAGTTTCCAGTGATTATACCAGTGAAACCTTTACGCATATCACCTGACTTTTCTAACAGTGGGTGTTTATCGATACGGACGCCACGAGAATATTTCGGTTGTCTAGGCTTCCAACCACCGAAAAGTTTTCCACGTTGAGCAAAATTCTTGTCGAATGAATCTAATAATGATTCGCTAGATTTCTTCAGAGGTTCACGATAGTCTTGAACACCTTCAGCAATAATTCCGAGTGAAGCAGATAGTTGTTTTTCTCCTTCAATAGTGAAGCCAAGCTCTAAAGGCATGACTAGACTATCTTTCGCATGAACTTATCGACTGGATCTATACCGGCCGTGAACTCCCTTTTGAATATCTTTCCGTCTGATTTCATACTAGCTTTGTTTGTTCTAGCAGTTGCGTTTTCGTTCATGAGATCTGATTTCAAAGATTCAAGCCACTTCTGAGCTTGTTCTATTTTTGCGTAACCGTCTTTAGATGTTTCTTCAGTATCAGCAAAAGCACCATAGTCACGAACTAGCAAAAAGCCTGAAGCGAAATACTTCGTGATCAGACGAGCCCTTTTATAGAATGTTGAACTGTCTTCTAGTGGTACCGTGAAATAATCTCCAACAACTCCGTCAACTAATTCTTGAGCTTCTTCGATAACTTCAGTGATGTCATCAGTCTCAATCTGAGAATGTGCGTATGTTGCACGAACTTCAGCGTCAACTGCAGGTGCAGAAGCAAGCGTGATCTTTCCTGTTGTTGCGTCTATAGCAGAAACAGTGACGGCTATATCGTTCACATAGACAATAACATCAGCAATGGTAACAGCGTCATCATTGTTATTGTCTACGATCGGAGTTCCGTCTGAATAGAATATCGTGTTGCTATTATCAGCAACACCAGCAAGCAACTGTTTACGTTCAATCGTCTGAAAACCAGCTTCTTTTCGAACTGTTTGCTGATTGACGTATGACATGAAGTAAACTCCTATTTATTTATTCAGTTGTATCTTCGTCTTCATCATCAGATTCAGCTTCAGACTTAGTTCTGATTGCTTCTCTGAGTGATTCAACGTTCGGAAATACTTCTTTATTATCAGCGTCAGCAATTTCCATTTCTGTAGCTAATTTTTCTAACTCTGGTCGTTTTAGTTTAGCTAGATCGATAGCGTCTTCGTCTTCATCATCAGATTCAGAACCACCTTGACCACCTAATTCAGCAAGCTTTTGCTGATCTTCAGTTCGCTTTTTAGCGTCTGCTTAGCTTTCTTCTCAGAATCTTCTCGTGACTTGATTTCTTCAGCAGTCAATTCTTTGACTGTGATCCATTCATCACCGTTCAACGCTTCTAGTTGATCTTTAGTTAGTTCTATAATTCGAGGTTCGCCACCCTTTTGGAAGTCGAAACCTGCACGTTTACGGACGTTAGCAGGAAAACCTGCACTTAATCTTACTTTGTAGAGTTTCTTGTTGCTTGACATTCGTTGATCTCCTTTGACTTAATGATTGTCATTGAAGATCGGAGTGCGAGGTCTCCGATCTTCTAGTCAGTCACTACCGTTTAGGAAACAGTAGATCGAACTGCACGTCTCCAATCACCATAACCTGCGTTAGCAAGAATATAAGGACCGTAATAGTTCTTCTTCCTCATGAATGATTCGAAGTTATTTGCGTCAGGTCGATTCTCAAGTGCTTCAAACGGAATGAATTCAGCTTCTTGATAGATCAACGGCTTAACAACTCCACCAGTGTTCATCAAGAACCAACGGTTGCTTGCGACTCTAGGGTGTACTAGAAGTTTTGCACGACCTCTAATGTTGTTAGTTCCACCAGTTGCTACAGTCTCGTTCTCAAGTAAAGCACGAGCAATTTCAGCACGAGGGCCAGGAGGCACCACTAGCGTCAACTCAACGCTATCGTACATGAATTCACCTTGATCATCTTTGAACGTTAGAACCTTAGCTTCAGCTTGTGCGAAAGTTGTAGCGTCTAATTCTGCTGTTAAGATGTTGCTCTGTACTCCTGAAGCACCTTCTTCGTGATCAGTGTCAAAGAAGTTCTGACCGTCATAACAAACACCGTTAGTTTCCAATAGATCGAAAACTAGCTTGTCTGGAAATAGTGCCGCTCTTTCACCTAATTGACGAACAATAAGATTCTTGTCTCCAAGCTTATTGAACTTCATGTCACGATGAGAGATCTCAATCGTTGCTTCCCATTCCTCGTTACGAATTGTGTAGTCGTAGTCTTTCAATGTCTTCGGCATACGTTCACCGTTCATTTCACGAAGTTGTGGAACTCCACCTAACCAACCGTACACTTCTGAGTCTGAATCAGAATCGACTTTTACAGCGATTTGATCCCAGACTGGTTTAGCCGCTTCATATTGCTCTAGGAATAGAGTTTTGAAACCAGCTACTAATGATTTGTCCATAATATTTAATTCTCCTTATTTCTTCTGGTTAAACTCTGTTAGTAATATCTACACGAACTTCTGTTGCTGAAACGACTTCAACGATTCGTCCGACAAGGACATCGTTTGTGGTTGTTGCGGCAATATCGACTGACTGTGAATCTTCTAGGTAAACTAGAGTTCCAACGTCAGCTTGATCAGCGTCACCCGGTGTATACACGAATGAAAATACACCTTCACGATAGATTTCTAGTCTATCTGCTGAATTGACAATGTTGTTGTGCTTGACAACGATACCTGCAAATTCAGTGCTAGCGTCATCACCACCTTTTCCAAGTAGTCCAGTTGCTTGAAAAGCTACTGCTTCACCTCTGAAATACTCTGCAACACCTGCGGCTAGATGTTGAATTTTACCTTCCTGACGATTCGGTTCTCTATCAGCTGTTTGATCTGCCATGATTATTTCTCCTCTTTCTTGTTCTCTTTACTAAATAAATGCGGGTGCTTCTTTCTCTGAGCTTCATAGCGTTCTTCTGTGACACCAGTGGCTTTCAGTCCCACTTTGTCAGCTTCGCTAAGATCAGAGTAAGCAACAGAACCATTTTCTTCGGTCTTCTTTGAAGAAGTACCCTTCTCACCAAATTCTACAACTGGTTTAGCAGTTGAGAACATATCACTAAGCAACTGCAACGGTGACTTTGCGTCCTTGTCTGAAAGATTTACTGATTGTGGTGTTGTCGCAAAAGCGATAAACGATTCTTTCTGAGCAGGAACAACTTTTCCTTCTTTAAGTAGAGTTGCGAACTGAGCTTCAGCGTCAGTCTTAACTTTCTCAGATTTCATTTTACCTTCACGAGATAGTGATCGCTTGAGACGTTCTTCAGCAGATAGATTCTCATCATCAGCGTCAGACTCATCAGCGTCAGCGTCTTCTTTCTCTTTAGCGATTCGAGCCGCTTCAACTTCGTCAGCTTCTTTCTTCTCACGAGCTTCTTTTTCTTCAGCTGTTTCTGCAGGTGCTTCTTCAGCGTCATCAAACTGCTTCTGAACAGCGTCTTTTTGGTCTTCAGGGATCTCGATTTCTTTTCCTGCTTCTACAGAAAGACTGTGAGTACCTTTAGTGTCTGAGTATTCAACCAATACTGCAAACTTACGATCGTTTAATAGTTTTATCATTTCAGGATCTCCTTTAATTCTTGATTCACTTAGCATTATACTTTTTTGTTTTGGCTGTGCAAACATTTTCGCTAATGCTTCCCTTGAGTCATTGACCATTTCTGACAATGCTTGAAAAGGTTTCATTTCTTTGATGTACGGATTGTTGACAAGTGCAACGTGCGTGATCGTGTGACCATGCTCTTTACCTTTATTGTCAACATAATCGTGCGTAAACGAAATAGACACGTCCCAAACAACACCTTCATCAATCTTCTTGACCATATCTTCATCACGAATATCGATATAACCCATGAGTGATTTGCCTTCGAGTTCGATTGCAAGCAACTCACCACGATTTTGTTCAGGATCGGTCGTGTGCATTGCAGGTACAGCAATACGACCTGCGATTTTGTTCTTAAAGTTAGTCGTAAACTCTTTCATGACAGTGTCATCTATCTCGAAACTTAGTTCAGGAAACCACTGATCAGCGTATTTTCCTTTAGTCACGATCTCTTTTTTATAGAGTTGTCCTGTGACATCTTTCTTGATTTTCTCAACGTCTGCTAGATCGACACGCTCTAGGCCGCTAGTTGACTGAAACATTAAACCTATATTTTCGTTTTCCATAATTAAATAATACCACGTTTTGATATTTAGAAACTATTGTGAATCGAAATGCTTGTGCAGAAACTTGTGATGTGCTTTCTCGTCTGACAGCAATGGTTCAGTGATTCCACCCGGTGCGTCTGGTTCTTCTGTAATTTCAGGTATTTCAGTCTGATCTTTCTTGATTGCGATCCATATACAGCGACAATAGAAGTGAATAGGTGGAACAAAACGAGTGTTTCTATAACCATTATCATCAAGTACGGTTCCGTCTAGTGCTTCACAAATAGGACAAACACGATCATCAAGAATCGCTGAATACTGATATACAGCGATTTCACTTGCATGAATTCCGAACACGTCATCACGAGCTTTGTTTATAGCTTGAGACGTGATTGCAGTTGCAGTCAGTCCGATCTTGTCTTCAAAGAACGCTTCAATGTCAGGTATTAAAGCACCAAGAATATCAGCTTCGTCTAGATTCTTTTCAGATAGATTTCCCTTTTGAACTTCTTTTGTGACTGTAGATCTAATCAAGAACAATATATCTTCGTATTGTTTGTTTGTTATCTCATCAGCTTTTAGTTTGATGAAGTCTCTGGCTTCTTTCGGAGTCTTCGGTGCTTTGACTTCCAACTCATCAGAAGCACTCATCTTTCCGAAGTTGTACATTTCAGTCATGTTATCGATGATGACGTTGCGATATTCGTTATAGTTCTGTAGTTTTAGTTCTTCGAGCTTATCGAGTTCACCTGATTTAAGTATTTCTCTAAGGTCTTCGATTGCTTTGTCTGTTGTTTTTGTAAACACTGGACGCATTTCTTCAATAAACTGATCTTCAATAGTATTGAACTTTGATTCAATCTGATCAAGACTAACGCTAGATTCAGCTTCAGTCGTTTCACGCCAACGTTCCGATTCGGCTAGAGACTTTTTTTTTTGAACTCGTGATGAGTTCTCTTTAACAGGAGTAACAGGATCACCTGCACCACCGACACCAGTTCCTAAATTGCCCGGAGTGAAGTCAGTTACGTCTAGATCTAGACGTTCTGCGATCTGCTTCTGTATATTCTCAACAAATTCTTCTGAAAGTCCCTGTGGTATACGCTGAATAACTTCAATGAAGATCTTTTCTAAGAACTCACGAGTGTCATCTGTCATGTCGTTGAATCTAAATTCAGAATATAACGGCTTGTCAAAGTTCCATTCGTGCAGTTGTGGGATCAGATAAGCGTTGATGTGTTCTTCGATCTCGTTCATGATTCCTTTTATAGACATCAACAATAGATCAGTGTGCGATTCTGATAGTGCGTAAGATCCACCTGAAGAATCGTTCTGAGTTCCGAGCAAGATGAATTGAGCAAGTGCAGATCGTGCCATTTCAGCGTTATGGTGATCGATACCAGGAATAGCGTCAACTTGACCCTTCTTCGTGTCGTATGGTGATAGATCATAACCTTGAGGTACTTTGACGGTTGAATTGATACCAAATTCTTCTACGGCCGTCAGGTTTGCGTCTTGAACTGCTTCTGAATCACTGTTACCTTCT